TTCACGTCCGCTGCTGGCGGTGACGGCAAGAACCTGTTCGCCACGGACCACCCGCTGCTCAACGGCAGCACCAACTCCAATCGCCCCACTACGGGTGCCGACCTGAACGAAACGTCGCTGGAAGCAGCGGTGATTCAGATGGCCGCGTGGACGGACGAGAAGGGGCTGCTGATCGCCGCCAAGCCGGTCAAGCTGATCATCCCGACTGCTTACATGTTCGTCGCCAAGCGACTGCTGGACTCGCCGCTGCGCTCGGGCACGTCGGACAATGATCTGAACGCGCTGAAGTCGATGGGCACGATCCCCGGTGGCTGGTCGATCAACCACTGGCTGACGGACCCGAACGCGTGGTTCATCAAGACCGACGTTCCGAACGGCATGAAGCACTTCACGCGCGTTGCGATGAGCACCGGAATGGATGGCGATTTTGACACCGGCAACGTGCGCTACAAGGCGCGTGAACGGTACTCGTTTGGCTTCGGTGATCCGCTCGGCATGTGGGGTTCGCCGGGTTCGACGTAAGAAGCAACGGGGCTTCGGCCTCGTTTTTCCGCGTATCGGGTCCGGTGGCTGACGCGGCAGACGGTGTAGAGACACCGGACCAACCTCCCTACACAGGAGAACGAATTGGGAACCAGCACGTTTTCTGGCCCGCTGCGGGCCGGTACACAGCGCGAGGGTGCGCAAGCCAATGTCGGCAGTGCCACGCTGACGCAGACTGTTTCGCTGCCGTGGAAGGCCGCGAGTCTCGTCGCCGAAGCGATTTTCTACCTGCCCGCGAACGCGACTATCCTGCGTGTGTGGGGCGACCCCACGACGGTGTTCAACAGTACGGGCGCGTCAACGCTGACCTTCGGTACGGCATCAGCGGGCACGCAGTATGGCGGCTCGCTGGACGTGAAGACGGCGGGGATCAAGGAAGCGACCTCGACGGCTGCCATCGCTGCGGCGAAGGCGAACATCGGTACGAACACCGCGCTGTACGCGACGGTGACTTCGGCGGATCAACCTTCGGCGGGCGCGGTTCAGGTTTTCGTTCAGTACATCCAGAACTAACAGGGGGTAAGCCATGGCTCGCCCCTTTGTTGTGACGCAGACAGGCGCAGGCTCGTCTGTTGTCTATCCGTTCAACCTGAACATCACACCGGGCAACATCGCCATCGGGTGCGTGGTCAGTGGCACGGTGAACTTCACTGTGCAGCACACGTACGAAGACCCGTTTGCGGCGACGTTCAACCCGGCTACGGCGGTGTGGTTCAGTCATCCCACGCTCGTCAATCTGACCGCCAACGCCGAGAGCAACTACGCGTATCCGCCACGCGCTGTGCGCGTCACTGTGAATTCCGGTTCGGGATCAGTGACGATGACGGTGATTCAGGCGGGTGTGTCGGGAGGCTAAATGAGCGGCATTGTTGGCGCTGAACACGGCGGTGCGGGCGCGACGGATACGTTTGCTGCCACGCTGAAACTCCTCACCGACAAGGAGGAACTGGAACGCCGCCTCGCGCTGCTGGAGCAGACGCGAAAGAACGCAGCCGAAGTGGTTGCACTCGCTGGTCCTGCCAGCGAGATTGTCGAGATGCGCAAGAAGGTCGGTGAAGACCGCGACGCCGCGAAACTGACGTTGGATCAGGCGCGGCAGCAGGCTGCACTGATCGTTGATGAGGCGCGTACTCGCGCAGCGGGCGTGGTTGAGGAGGCGCACGCACTAAAACAGCAGTCGGCGGAAGTGCTGGTGAAGGCAAAGGCCACTGCAAAAGAGGTTGAGGCAGCCGCACAGGAGCAGTTTGCGAAAGCGGAAGCTGCGCTGCAGGACGCGCAGATGCAGGCCACGCTGGCGGAAGACGCCAAGAAGCAGGCCAACCGCGAAATCAAACTCGCACAGGCTGCGAAAGCTGAATACGAAGAGAAGGCGCGGTCGGTTGCTGCAGTCGTTGAGCAGTTCCGTGCTTCACTGGGTGGGGTGTAGGAATGCCTAAATCGACTCCAGCGTGCAATAGCCTGCTTGCGCTGATCTTCAACGGTACGACGTGGAACGACATCGCGGAAAACGATTCGACTTCCCCGGCAGCGAACCTGTACGTGAGCCTGCACACGGCTGATCCCGGTGTTGGCGGCGCGCAGACGACCAGCGAGACGGCGTACACGAACTACACGCGCATCGCGGTTGCGCGCACGACGGGTGGCTGGGACGTGCCCTCTGGCAGCGGTACGCAGAACGCGGCGCTGATCCAGTTCGCGCAGTGTGGTGTGACTGGAGCAACCGTGACACACGTTGCCATCGGCACTGCCTCTTCCGGCGCAGGACTCGTCCTGTATGCGGGTTCGCTGTCGTCATCGCTGGCGGTGGCCAATGGCATCCAGCCGCAGTTCGCTGCGGGTGCTCTCAATGTGGTGGAGTCGTGATCATCTACACGTGCATGTACTGCGGGAAGATTGCCGAGAGGCAGTTCGATTGTGGCTTCGTGCGCACGTGCGCGCACAAGGACAGCCCTATCGTCGCAAGCGTGAGTGCCACGGTGCGTGGTGACAGCAACATCGGGATGAAGGATGCCGTTCCGCAACCTACGCCAGCTAACTGACGCCACTGAGGGCAAGACGTGGATCAGTTCGTACCGTAAAGCGGTCGCTGCAACAGCGACGGTTGCGGGGCAGTGGTACGACTATTCGTACGCTGGCGGCAACCCCATTGCCAACTACTACGCGGCGTCGCCACTGGTGTCTTCTGTTCTGGAAGCGGACAAGGGCATCATCGTCCCTTCCGTACCTGCGGGTTCGAAGCAGTTCCTGCATCGCTGGATGGCGATGAGCGCAGCAGCGAGTGCTACGTCAACCACAAATCAAAACCAGCAGATGTACATGCTGGACTACCTGCTCTACTACCCATTCGTGGACATGGATGCGGCTGGTGAAGACCAGACGATGGCGCAGACGCAGGTGTTGCCGCGCTACACCGATGGTGTGGGTGTGCAGATGATGGTGGTGGCGCAGTCGGGCACGGTGGGTGGCGGGCGCTTCACGATCACGTACACCGACACGACCGACACGCAGCGCACGACGACCAGCATGTTCTGTGGGGCTGCGGCTGCAGCAGGGTCGCTCGTCAACGCGGTTCTCGCCACTGGCGGGCTCACTCCATTCGTGCCGTTGGCAGCAGGTGTGCGCGGTGTGAAGAGCGTGCAGTCGGTCAACTTCTCCGTGGCCAATGGCGGTCTGTGCTGTGTGGTGTTGGTCAAGCCGTTGGTGGACTCGTGGATACGCGAGGAAGCGCGCAGGACGACGAGCGGCACGATTGAATCGTTTGGCGACGCCATGGAAGTGGAGATTCCGCGCACGCGTGCGGGCATGGTGGAGATACAGAACGGCGCATTTCTCGGCATTCTCGGGCGTGGCGCAGCCGGTTCACTTGCTTCTTCGGTGCTGGTAGGCACTGTGGAAACGGTCTGGGGATAGCATGGGGTACTCGTCACTTGACGATCTTGTGAATCAGATTTCGACCAACGGCAAGTTCGGTCGGATCGACTACAACAAGACGACTGCGGTTGCGGGCGTTGCGGGTACGTGGACCGATCTGGGCACGGCAACGGGCTCTGTCCCTGCGAGCACTTACGCGGGCACGTCGTTGACGTACGTACCGACTGACGATACGTGGTCGGAAGGTGCGGTGTGGCACGGTGGGAACGTCTCCACCGCGACCAAACACTTCCTCAATGCAGGTGCATCGATCTTCGCTGCAGCGGGCGCACCGTGGATTCTCATGTGCGTCGATCAGGTTGGGTACGTGCCGATCACTGGTGCGGATGTCACTGGCACGGGCGCACGCACGATCACGATGACGGCGCTGGATAGCGGCGCGCGTTGGCCCAATGGTGTTGGTCTGCGTGCGTACTTCTCTACCGAAGTGGCACCCACGGCGGGTGGTCCGAATCTGACTGCGATGACGTACACCAATCAAGCGGGTACGGCGGGCAAATCCATCGGTGTGACGGTGGGTTTCGCAGCCACGCCCGTTACGGGCATGGTGCCACACTCAGGCAACGCGGCGACGCGCTACGCACCCTTCTTGCCGCTCGCCGTTGGCGACTACGGCATCCGCGATCTGGAAGCGTTCACGCTTTCCACGGGTACGGCGTATACGGGCTCCGGCCAACTTGTGCTGCATCTGGTCAAGCCGTTGTGGTCGATTCCGATTCCGGCGAGTGGCATCTATTCGGAGCGCGATTTCGTCAACCAGCTTCCGTCGCTACCGAATATTCCCGATGCGGCGTGTCTGAAATTTCTGGTGTTCCAGACCGGTGCCACGACTAGCGCATCGCCTCTTATAGTCTCAGCGGACTATGGCTGGAACTGATAGACATGC